GTTCGTCTTGATCGAGTACAGCCTTGAACTCGCGCACAGCGCCAGCAAAAGCCTCTAGCCTGTCATCGTGCGGCAGAGAATTGCGGTCTGTGGTGATATTCGCCATCTGATACCAGAGGCTGTACTGCGCTCTCTGATCGAGGCTGTGCTGCTTCAAGTACTTCGCATCAGAGGCGAATACCTGCTGATGCACGACAACCCTATGCCGCTGCATGCTGGATACCAGCGAATCAATGATGCGCCGCTCTTTCTGTCCAGTGCTGTACTCACCCTTGATGTTGCTAGCAAGCTCTGGCATACCGTGCTTGTTGAAGATAGCGCGTAGGTGCGTCTCGAAAAGGCCATGCCCCATGTTCGATTCCACCTTGATGCGCGTAACATTGTTGCGCTTGGCGACCTCTACAAGCTCTTGCTCATTCTCTGGCGTAAGGCCACCTTTCAATCCGCCAGCATCCAGTACATGTACATACGGACCTACCGCAGTGGCTACAGCAAATCCGATCTCGTCAGCACCGCCGCCAGCAGGGTCTATGTACATGCAGATGTCTTTAGGGCGCACAAAGGCGCTTTCGCTAGGGGCTGCGTAGTACATTTTTGCACCGGGCACAGGGAAGTCAGGCCCAAGGGTTACTTCGTACTTTGCAGCGGCTTGCCAAGCTACGATCTCTGGTAGGGTATCCGCACCGAAATTGGCCACTACAAGGTCCGAGAGCTTGAGCTGCAAGCGCACAGCATCGACCAGAGAGGTATCCAGCATGTACTGCAACTGGAAGTCCTCTGGCCCCTTGTCCAGCTCTTTCTCAATCAGCTCCTCGTCCGTGTAGCGCAGAGGGTCAGTAGGCTGTCCGCGAGAGCCGTCTATACCGCCACCAGTGCGCAGTGCAGGGTTCTCCTGCATGGCTTTGACGATACAGGGCGCTAGACGCCCGTTGTAGCGGCTTTCTTCTTCCTCGGTAGGGTACCTACCAGGCCAGATGCGAATATCGAATCCACGCTGCGGTAGCGTGTTGTAGATACTGTCCTTGCTCTGTGGGGTACCGAGGTACAGGATGTCTCCGTGCGTACAGATACTAGAGAACTCCTTGGTGGCTTGCAGAAGCTGCTGGCGTTGCGTAGCGGACAGGCCATTGCGGTTGCTCTCAACGTCATCCGCAATCAGCAGGTCAGCACGCTTACCAGGCAGGTTCGAGGTGATACCGACACAAGCGATACTCGGAGACTTGTCTAGTCCCTTGAGTGCGTAATGCACGTCAAAGGCGGTTACGCTAGTGCGGTCTCCTTGCTGCTTATCAGGTCTCAGGCAGGTGAGAATATCCCACGTCATGATGCAGCGCACGATTAGCGTAGCATCTTCGAGGGCTTGATCTTCACCTGCCGAGACGATAAGGACGCGAGTGCTAGGGCGTTGTATGAGCCGCCAGACCGCGTACAAGCACGCTAGCGTCGATTTCGCCTCGCCACGCTGAGCCATCACCATACGCAGACGAGGACCGGATTGCATGTACTCAGCAATGTCCTCTTGGATTGGCGTAAGCGAAAAGCCAAGGAAACGCATTGCATCAGCAGCAAAGTCCTTGAAGTCAGCGTATTGCTCGGCAAGAAGTTCTGCGTGCTTGAAACGCAGTTGAACTGGCATGCTCATACTAGCTCCTGTCAGAAGTCATCCTCGTCGATTGGAAAGAGGGCCACAGGCCCTGTGCCGGTCTTGATAGCCTCAGAGCCTTGCTTGAGCTTGGCACGCTGCCGTTCCTCGGCGGCTTGCTTGAGGCGTTCGCGCAGAGCGTGCAGCTCATCAGCATCAGCAGGGTCAGCGGTAATCGCGTTGTCCTTGAGGAACTTGATGGCCGCACCGAGTGTTGCGGCATCCGTAGGAACTCCATCCTGCATATCTTGCTCGATGCGCTGCTTCAGTGCAGCAGCAATCAGCCGATGCAGCTCAGCAAGCTCTGCGACGCTAGCTGCGGTTTTCTTCTCAGCCATTGGCGTCTCCTTGTGCGGTTAGGGAAATTCCATGCAGTCCTACACCGTCCGTGAGGGTGCTTGTGTCGAGCTCCATGCGCCATAGCGCCGCGCTGATCGTTTCGTCTGGGTGGCCTTTGCCGAGCTTATCTATATAAGGCTTGCCAATATGTTTGTAGCTACTTTCGTAGTAGCTGCCCATAACTAGAGCAAGCAAGAACGGATTGCTACGTTCCCAGACGTCGGCGCTGTATTCAATTTGAGCGCGCCTCTTTTCGATGGGGGTCGGCAATGGCTTCGATGGCTGCTTGCAAGGGTGTCCAGCATGCCCACTTGCAGCAAAGCAAGCTCTGCTTGGCGGCGGCTGCAGGATGTAGGTGCAGGCGGCGGTGCGGATGGTCATGTTGCCAAGTTCGACATAGCTTTCCACGTTCCTGGCGTTCCGTCCGCAACGCATACCCACCCAGGAGTGCCACCTGCCGACGGGTTGATGTTCCAGACTATTGATCCTTTACCCCATGATCCAGTCGTCGGTGCGGCTGTCGCATATCCAGTCTTGACGGAAGCCCTTATTTCAGTTGCACCCAAAACAGGCTGCGTAACACCTGTATCAAGGTACACATTATTTGATCTTCCACTTGTAAATGTGTTACCGGATATTAGAATTTTTGGGTTGTCCGCAAAAACAATAATCGGGAATACCGTGCTAATCGCATGCCTGAAGATGTTATTTTTGATCTGCAAAACTCCGTTACTAAAGCTTGCATCTATTCTCAGACCAACCCCGTAGAATCCAATCAATTCATTATCAACGAAAACAACCGGATTAACGGAAGATGTACCTCTAAAATTAATTGGCGCAGTCCCGTTTATATCGACTGTCGGCCTCCAATGAAAAATATTGTTGCTGATTATGCAGTCATTGCAATTATTAACGTTCAGGTAGCTTCTGTTTACTAAGCCGACCGTAGGATCATTTGGTGATGCAATGTTGATTTTTGATTGCCAGATGTTTCCTGTGACAACCACCCCCGTGCAGTTTACAAGATGGTCCGTAACATAAGCAACGCTCGAACCGTCTGCCTGAAGCATTTTGTTGTTGGAGATATAAATATTTGACGCACCCACTATGGAAAACATATCCATAAACGTATTTGATCGCGTCAACAAAGGTGTGTTCGTAAGCGTGTTGTTTACGATACTGATTCCGTTTGCACCAGGGGAGAGCGCGCTAAAAATTCCGATCCCTTGGACACTGTTGTTGGAAACCAGTACGTCATTTATTGGGTTAGATAATGTGCCGCCAACATTGATAATGGTGACAAACCCGGTAACGGAGTTGCATTTATTGTGTGAAACAACAAGGTTTGTGATTGTTTGTGGAGTGCCTGTGTTTGGCTCCATCAATATGCACGAATTCACATATGGGATCGGCTTGTAAATACTATTTCGCAAAACGTATAAACCTACGCAATGCGTCGAGGTTACAGCACCCCTAAATGGGTTATGCAACACGCAGTCCTGAACAGTGATATTTGTCGGTGCAACGTAAGACGGACCTGTTGAATACACAAATACACAGTCGCCCCAGACATTAGAAATATTGCATTTGGAAATTGTTACATTCGAGCAACTAATCAAACTAATGCCTGCACCATTTTCTCCGTTTGTGGCGCTAATGTTATTTGTATAACCGCCGGATATGTAGCCGCCCTCAATGTTTATTCCTTTAATCTCAAAGTTTGACAAAGAGGTTGCAATGATCAACTGAGTGTTATTGCCACTGGTTTGTTTTCGTTTAATGGTTGCGTCACAATTACCGTAAAGACTTCCACCAGCCAAATTGATTGATCCACTTATAAGGTAAATGCCAGCAGGAAAGTAAACGGCCTTTCCGGTATTTACCGCAGCCTGAATTGCGGCAGTGTCATCCGTCACCCCATCGCCAACCGCGCCGAAGTCCTTGACGCTCACAACCTCGCGCAGCTTGTCCTGCACAGTGCGGGCGACTGCGCCGGTGCCTGCGGGGGTGTAGTTGGTCAGCGATGCGTCGCCGCCGATCTCCGCCAGCGACCACGACACGTCGGCAGACCCATCAATGACCTTGCCGGTGTTGCCGATGGTAAGCGTGCGGGCGGTGCCCCATTTGGCTGTGGTGATGTCCGCAGACCCGTCGAAGCTCGTGCCGTTGATCGTGCGGGCGGTTTGGAGTTTGGTGGCGGTGTCGGCGTTTCCGACCAGCGAACCGACAGCAACCTGCCATGACGACCCATTCCACACGCGCATTTCGTTGATGGCGGTGTTCCAGTAGAGAGCGCCGACCTGTAGCGCGTTGCCGTCGTTGTCCGTTACCGGATCGCTGGGCTTGGCCCCTAGGTAGCGGTCGTCAAACGCATCGAAGCTGTTGGCAGCAGCCGCTGCGGAAGCAGCAGCATTAGCCTCACTTTGCGCCGCAGCAGAAGCTGAGGCAGCAGCGTTTGCTGCGTATGTTTGGGCGCTACCTGCAGCAGCTAAGGAATCCTGAGCACTTGCTGCAGAGTTATTCGCAGAAGTTTGAGCAGAGCCTGCATAACTTGCAGCTTCATTCTTGAACTGCTCCGCCTGATTGCGAGCTACAAAAGCACCCTGAGCATCCTGCTTGTACTGGCGCAAGGTAAGCGCATCAGAATCATCCACAGCAGGGCCGATATTGCGCACGCGGTGTCCGTGCATGTCTATGTCGGTGTAGAAGTCCCCAACGAGGCTAGCCTCGGTAGCCTCTTGCGCGATATGCAGCACCTGCTGCAAGTCCTCGTCGAGAGCCTCAGCGGTAAAGGCAGAGCCTTTGCTGAAGTAGTGCCGCAGCTTGCTGAGGTCCGTGGTACGCTTGATGAGCACCTCGATGCCAGCAGGGATAGGCTCATTGAAGATGATGCGATCTTCGACGTCGCTGGCCCATTGCCAGTCGGTGTAAAGCTCTGAATTGATATATACGGCAATCTCGGAGCGGTCGAAGTAGTAGAAACTCAAATCAACCACTTGCAGAGAGCCGTCAGAAACAACGCGTTGAACACTGTACATATCAATCTCCTCTTGCTATTTCACGTGAAAGTGCATTCACGAAAGGGTTTGCAGCTAGAACCGGAAGCAGGGCAAGCGCTGCACTTCCTGCCTTTTCAGGGTCCAGCCCCACTACCCCTTGGATTAGGCGGATTCCCCTATCCATAGGAATGAGACCAGGTGCCCCGAGAGCATTTTGCTGTCCGGTAATCCACTTGAAGGGTTCAGAGAACAGGCCAATGGCACCCATCTGCGCAATGGCTACTTTCACAAGCTCATCGTCTGATAGGGGTTTCCCTTGGGTTAGCACTGCTTGTGCCTGAACAGTGACCATAGCTAATGGTAGCTGATACAACAGCACCAAAGCCATAGCCCCTGCACCCTCACGCATCAGCGTACCAGACATAATCTTGTTATGCGTAGCCAAGATGAAACTGCGGTACATGAAAAGGAACTTGCCTACGTTGTCAAAGACAGCGAAATGCGGCAAATCCCCAAGGCGGGCTTTCATTACAGCCTCGTCCATCATCCGCATGATTCCTGGGCGAACAGCATCCCAAACCTCTTCTGGCCAAGCATCAACAAACAGTCCATGCTTGTCTATGGTCCGCTTCAGCTCAGGCAGCACGCTTTCGGGTACGCCATACCGAGTAACGGCTTGGATTGCTTTCTTGTTACCCTGGGCCGCTAGGCGTAGCCTATCCACAATGAGATTGGCCGTAACTCTAGCGTGAAGGTGATGGATAGCTTTTAGGCCATTTGAGTACGGTACAAGCTGACCAGCACGCTGCATCCAGAGATGCGCCATGTTAGACGGGTCTATCTCATACCCATCCTCGAATCGAGTGATGAAAGGACGCAAACGCATACCCATTGCACTTTGGTCCGCAAGGATATTCGTAAGGCTTCTAGCCTCTTTAGGGGTAGGCTTGTGTATCAGCTTACGGAATAGCGGGAACTCCTTTGCGGTGTATTTCAGAGTACCTAGTAAGCTGTACTTGGCCATCGTGTTAGCGAACTCAGTTACCTGCCAGAGACCAGACCAGGCCAGGGCCACAGAACGGTTGAACCCCTGAATCAGCCGGAACGTGTCGTTCATTCTAGCACCAGCAGGGTCTCCTCGCCAATAGGCCATCACCTCATCGAATAGTCTTGCAGCTTCTTCTCGCTTCTCATAGGGCAAAGATTGCAGCAGCTCTTGGCGCAAGTTCTCTACGTCAGAGCGTTTGCGCAGGCCCATACGGGCCATTGCTGCTTGCGTAGCGACAGACTGTGTGTAGCGATCTACGATCTTGCTCACGTTGCTGTCGATCAAATCCGTTACCCTAATCAGCTCTCCATCTACCAGCATTCCAGCCCGGTAATCAAGCTCAAGTCTGCGCTTCAGATAGCCAGGCTTGCCAGCCTCGTCAGATCGCCCTTGCATAATATGCATGACGCGATCTACGTCCTCTGGCGCTAGCTCCAAAGCTTTCAGCTCATCTCGCAAAGCTCCAAGCGTAGCGCTGTCTCGCATAGTGCTCAGCACTGTATCGTTGAACTCTCCTTTACGAAGTGCCCGATTGATTACTGCAAGCCCCAATTTGCGGGAAAGCTCAGCATCCATACCGGGGTTTGCTGTCCGCAGAGCAAGGGCTACAAGGTCAGCGACCTTTACC